CATGCAGGTCAAAAGAAAGAGTTTAAACTTTTAGCAGAAATATTCTCTAAGAGCTTGCCCGAGTCTTATCCATACGCTATAGCAGGCGGTCAAATGGAGATTAAGCAAGCTGACTTTGATGATAGGGTGGATGTGTTCCCTGTCTCTAATCCAGACATATTCTCTACCAGCCAAAGAATTATTATGGCTCAAGAAATGATGCAGTTGGTTCAATCCAACCCGCAGATTCATGGTCCAAACGGTATGTACGAAGCTTATCGCAGAATGTATGCTGCGTTAGGAACAGACAATATTGATTCTTTGCTGATACCACCCCCAGACACTCAACCTAAACCGATTGAGTCTGGAATGGAGAACAGCACCTTATTAATGGGTGGAACAGCGCAAGCATTTATTCAGCAAAACCATGATGCTCATATTGCATCTCACGTTAACTTATTGAACATGCAGCCAGTTCAAATGAACGCTCAGATTCAAGCAAACATACATTCGCATATCATGCAGCACTTACAAATGAAAGCTGACTTGATCGCGCAACAACAGATGCCGCCCGAGGCCATGCAGCAATATCAACAATTGCAGCAACAAGCCCAACAATCCACACCTGTTGACGCGGCGGCGCTTAATCAACAAGCTAACGAACTGTTGGCGCAGTTTAGCTCGCCAATAATGACTGATCTAATGGCTCAGTTTGCTCAGCAAGTAGCAACTCCGCCGCAAGAAGATCCGTTGGTAGCAATTAGAAAACAAGAGCTAGCACTCAAAGGTCAAGAGTTGCAACAAGACAAAGAACAATTTGCCGTTAAAGAGCAAATGCGTGCAGAGGAAAAATCCCGACAAGATCAAATAGACCGAGAACGTATTGACGCCCAGCGAGATATTGCTAGAATGAAGGACGAAACGACTCAAGATAGACTTGACCAACAAAAAGAATTAAAATTGATTGATATCGGTCTAAAAGAGTTCGATCAATTTAGGTAAACAAATGGCTAAAAATATAAAAGTAGACAAAAACAAACTCTCATACAGCAACAAAGGAACTGTCCCTTCTAAAAATAACGAAGGCACTTTTTCTGCGGACGCTTCGCCAAAGCCAGGAATGGGCAAAGGCAAAGCTAGAGGTATGGGTGCTGCTGAGTTCGGCGGTAAGTTTTCTGGCATTTATTAATGTCAACAATTTGGGTAGCTGACCAATTAAAAAAAAGGCTAAAGGAGAAGAAAGAGGACACCCAGAGCCAACTGCTCAATGGTGTTAAATCTTTCGACGACTATCAATATCTACGTGGGCGTTACAATTCCCTCGTTGACGTAGAGCAAGAACTTAGGGAGTTGCTAGAGAGGATAGAAGAAAATGACGAAGAACAAAGTATTGGTACCTGACCATATTGCAGCTGAATTAGAAAACGATAAAGCAGAAGAAAACAAATCTGAGGTTGACAAAGCTTTTGTCAGCGCAGAAGAACGTGTTTTAGATCCTACCTTGGTTGATAAAACCTTAATAGAAAGAATGCCTAGTCCTACTGGATGGAGAATGTTGATTCTTCCTTACAGAGGCAGAGGTGTATCTAAGGGTGGAATTGTATTAACAAAAGAATCAGTTGACAGAGAAGCTTTGGCCTCAGTAGTCGCGTATGTGATAAAAATGGGTCCGCTCTGTTATAAAGACAAAGAAAAATTTGGAGACACACCTTGGTGTGAAGAGAAGCAATGGGTGCTAATTGGTCGGTATGCTGGAGCTCGCTTTAAGTTAGGCGATGATGCAGAATGCCGTATTATTAACGACGACGAAGTTATCGCGACCATTCAAGATCCCGATGATATCGTCACGCTGTAAACGTGAGGAGGACTCATGCTAGAAGAAGAAAATAATCAATCTCCAGAACAAGAGGTTGAGGAAGGCGAGGTTGTAGAACTTGATGTTCCAGAGGAAGATCAAGAAGAGCAAGCCGCTGTAGAAAATGTTTCTGAGGAAGAAACAAAAAAAGCTGAAGAGCAAGACGAACTAGAGAACTATTCAAAAAATGTTCAAAAGCGTATTGCTAATTTAACCAAAAAAATGCGTGAGCAAGAGCGTGCCGCTCAATCTGCTTACGAGTATGCAAAGAGCTTACAAAGTGAGAATGAACATCTAAAAACCAGCACATCTCAGCTTAATCAAAGCTATTATGGTGAAGCTGAAAATAGATTAAAGTCTCAAAGAGCTCAAGCTAATAGCGTTCTAAAAGGAGCTTATCAAGAACAAGACTGGGACAAGGTAACAAAAGCCCAAGAAATTCTTGATAAGATTACTGTTGAAGAAAGTAAATTAGCTAATAACAGAATGCAAATTGAAAGAGAGCCTCAATATCAAGAAGTTCCAAATCAACAAGCATTTCAAGAACAAGTTCAAGCTCCGCCTCCGCAAGCAGACCCTGCGGCAGAAGGTTGGGCAGAAAAAAATGAGTGGTTTGGTCAAGACGAAATAATGACCATGGCCGCTTTTAACATTCATCAGAAATTAATTGAGGAAGAAGGGTTTGATCCTAGCGACTCAATGTACTATGATGAGATAGACAAACGTATTAGAGTCGAATTTCCACATAAGTTTAACGATGGTGGAGAAGCAAAACCTAAAGCGAAGATGCAACAAACTGTTGCTCCAGCTGGAAGGTCAGAAAGCTCTGGTAAGAAACGACAAGTCAGACTTAGCAAAAGCGAAGTTGAAATGGCTCGTCGTTTAAATGTACCAGTTCAAGAATACGCTAAGCATATTAAAAGGTAATAAATATGGCTGATAATAAAAAAACTAATAACAGAACTCCTCGTTCTGCTGATACTCGAGCTACTATGAACGCTCGCAAACCATGGCGTCCCCCATCTATGTTGGAGACACCACCTGCACCTGAAGGTTATACCTACAGGTGGATAAGAGCCGAAATTGTCGGTCAGGAAGATAAAAAGAATGTAATGTCTAGGCTACGTGAGGGCTTTGAGCTCGTAACTGCTGATGAGATTGGAGACTTTGAACTTCCTTCGATTGATGATGGAAAGCACGCTGGTGTTGTATCCGTGGGTGGTTTGCTTTTGGCTAAGATTCCGAATGAAACACGTGAAGAAAGAAACGCCTATTTCTCAGACCGTGCTCAACAGCAACAAGAAGCTATTGATAATGATCTACTAAAGGAATCAGATCCAAGTTCTCCGATGTTAAAACCTCAGAGAACATCAAGCGTAACTTTTGGTGGCGGTAAAAGAAGTTAATTCTTATACCGTTAAATAAATATTTAATTTAAAGGTAATAATATGTCTAATCAAAATGCACCTTTCGGATTAAAACCAGTAGGAAAAGTTGGTTCGGGTTACAACAGTGAAGGAGTGACCGAATACAAAATTGCTTCTGGTGCATCTGGAAACATTTTTTCAGGCGACCTAGTGAAGATGACCAACGCGGGAACTATTTTAGTTGCTGGCGCTACGGATAATCCTGTACTAGGAGTCTTTAGAGGATGTCAATATACAGACTCAAGCGGAGATACGATTTTTTCATCGTATTGGCCAAATGGAACTGTGACATCTGACGCGGTGGCATTCATAGTTGACGATCCTAATGCCTTGTTTGAAGTTCAATCAGCTGCTACTGGTTCAGTAGTGCAAACAGTTGTTGGTAATAATGCTGACTCTGTTTACTCAACTGGTTCAACACAAACAGGTATTTCTGGAGTTAAAATTAGTGGCACTACTGCTGCTACTACAGCTCAGTTAAGGATTGTGGGCGTTTCTACTGATCCTGAAAACAGCACCCTAGGTACTGGTTCAGCTTCAACAAACGTGAACTTGATTGTTAAAATTAACGAGCACTTCTATGCTCAAACCACAGGGGTATAACTAATGGCTATTAATAGATCCCAATTAGCAAAAGAACTAGAGCCTGGTCTTAATGCCCTTTTCGGCATGGAGTATGCAAGGTACGATTCTGAACACGAAGAAATCTACGAAACAGAATCTTCAGATAGAGCGTTTGAAGAAGAAGTAATGATTGTTGGTTTTGGTAACGCTTCAGTTAAAGCTGAAGGAGCTGGGGTATCGTTTGATAACGCTACTGAAGGCTTTACATCACGTTACAACCATGAAACTGTTGCTTTAGCTTTCGCTCTTACAGAAGAAGCTGTAGAAGATAATCTTTACGATAGACTTGGTTCAAGGTATACAAAAGCCTTGGCTAGATCTATGGCTAACACTAAGCAGATTAAAGCTGCCTCTGTGTTAAACAATGCGTTTGACAGTAATTTTACTGGTGGCGACGGTCAACCACTTGTTTCTACTGCTCACCCTCTAGGTGGCGGCGGAACTGCAAGTAACAGACCTTCAACATATACAGACCTTAACGAAACTTCATTAGAAGATGCGTTGATTTCTGTTTCAACTTTAACCGATGACAGACAATTACAAATTGCTCTGAAAGGTATGAAGTTAATTGTTCCACCTCAATTGCAGTTTGTCGCTGATAGATTGATCAACACTCCTGGTAGAGTTGGTACATCTGACAATGACATCAACGCTATTAAGAATATGGGTATGTGTCCTGATGGATATGTGGTTAACCACTATCTAACAGACAATGATGCTTGGTTCTTAAAAACAGATTGTCCAGATGGCTTTAAACACTTCCAAAGAAGTCCTATGTCAACAGCCCTAGAGGGTGATTTCGATACTGGTAACATGCGTTACAAAGCTAGAGAAAGATACTCTTTCGGTTTCTCCAATTGGAGAGCTGTTTTCGCTTCTCAAGGTGCTTAATTCTTAGCAATTGATAAAAGGGGAGCATTTGCTCCCCTTTTTTTATATAAAAATTTACAAAAAGCTACCTATAATTAGATTCTTGATGTAGAATTTGAGTAAACCGAGGTATATTTATGAATACTGGTTTACATATGAGTATTAGCTTAGCTAACTCACCCTGCAATGGGCGTTGTTCAACGTCAATGGCTCCCTTTGACGAAAGATGTCAAGGTTGCGGCCGAGATATAGAAGAGATAAGAGACTGGGAAACCTATCCAGACTTCAGCAAAAAACTAATTAATGTAAAAAACTGGCTGGATGGTTATAATATTAGACAGAAAAAAGAATCTACAATGACAGCAAAAGATATTCAAAAAATAAAAGATATAGATGGCAGAATGACAACTGTTATAGCTCTAGTTGAGATGATTGGTAAAGATATGATAGATGAATTTGGCAAAGATCCAGTCATTAAAGAGTCTTATCAAGCCTTATTTAAATGTAGAGAAGAAATTTTAAAATCTAAAGAAAACTTCCCTCAAGACCTCTAAAGTAGTATAGTTATCTAAACCGAGGTAACTCGTTGCACCAACTGACTCGGCAGACTTACTCCAAGATGGGGCAACATAT